TGGTCGCAGTGGCGCAGACGGAGATCGAGGCGCTGCGGAGTGCGCTGATGGAGCGCATGTAGGGCCGAGAGCCCCTGCCGCATGTCGCGGCGGGTGGTGGGGCGAGGGTAGAGGCGCCGATGGGGCGCGATGGGGTGAGGGATGGACGCTGTGTTTCTGCGGGTCGAGGCCCGCGTGCGCTACTGGGAGGACACCGATATCAACGGCACGCCCGACACGGCGACGGGCGGTCGCGTCCCGATGCGGATGGGGGACAAGTGGTGCCCGCGTATCGATCTTGAGCGCGGCTCTGTCGTGGACTGGCCACCCGGCTTGGTGGCGGCTGTCCACTGCAAGGTCGCCGACCGGGGCGAGTATTGGCTGCAGGACGATGAAGGCAACGACATCGCCAAGTGGCGCAGCCCCTACGTCCCTGACGCCTACCTGTGCCACGGCGACCGCGGGTACGGGGACTACATCATCCTCGACGTCGACTGCAACGGCTGCATCACGGACTACCGCCGGCCCGCGTTTGACGCGGAGCAGTGGGAGCCTGTCACCCGCTGAAATCCGCCGCCCCCGCACCACCGCCGAGCGCCGCGCTGCCTGCGCTGCCGCGGCCGACGTGCGGGCCGGAGAGGACGTGGTGCCGGTGCGGGCCCGGTGGCGGCCGACGGCGTGGGATGACCGCCCGGTCAGCGCACGCGGCGACAGGTCGCGGCGGTGGCCGGGGTCGAACGCCCCCCCGGACCATCCGAGGGGGCGCTGTTGGTAGCGCGTTAGGCCCCGCGCAAGCCTAACGCGCCCGCGGCTACGGCGGGGCTATGCTATGGGTGCGCCCCGCGCCCTCTGAGGGGAGAGCCGAGCCAGCGCAGAGGCAGCGATCAGGTACGCACAGGCAGCACCCTCGCGAGGATTGCCGATGACGACGCACAGGCCGAACAATCGGCGCCCAGAGGGCAGAGACGCACAGTGCTGGGAGGAGCTGACGCCGGCCCAGCAGCGCGCTGCAGCGTGGATGGTTGACCACGACCGCGACCACAAGGCCCTCATCCGCGAGGGCATCGCGCTCTCACCCACCGTCTACGGCAAGTGGGGCCTGGACAAAGTCTACCAGTGGGCCGCCTGGTACAAGGCCACGCTGCCTGCGCCGCCCCCGGACCCTGTCGCGCTGATCGAGCAGGCCCTGCCTGCGCTCACCGAGCAGGCCCTGCTGCTGCTGAAGAGCACGCTCGAGAAGGGCAAGGGCGATGCGACCGCGGTCAAAGCCGCGCAGTGGACGCTCGAGAAGGCGTACGAGCTCGCCAAGGCGGCGCCCCGGACGGACGGCCAGCAGGCAGCGATGGCCGAGCTCGAGGCTGTGCTCCGTGTGGTGAGCTAGTGGTCGCCTCCGTGCCTACCGCTGCGGTCCACGTCCCGGCCCTCGTGCCGACGCACCTGCGCCGAGACGTGCGCGACCTGCTGCTCGATCGCGACCGCTTCGTGCGGATGCTGCGGATCAAGCACAAGCAGCGGCAGACGTTCGTTGCGTTCGAGCCCAACCCCGCACAGCGCCGACTGTGGGAGGTGATGGACAGCAGCAACCGGGTGATCGTCATCAAGGCGCGCCAGCTCGGGGTCTCCACCGCCGTGCGAGCGTGGCAGTTCCACCGAGCCTACTGCGCCCCGCACCCCGTGAACTTCGCGGTGCTCAGCTTCCACGACCGCTCAGCCAAGAACCTGCGCCGCATGGACCGGCGCTGGCTCGAGGAGCTGCCCCGTCTGCTGCAGCGGGACCTGGCCGTCGACAGCGCCGAGGACACCGTCTTCGCCGACACGAAGGCGGGGTACTCCTCGTTCACGACCGGAGGGAGGGGAGGCACCAGGTCGTTCGAGTTCTCGGGCGCGCACCTCTCCGAGTTCGCCTTCTACACCGACGCCGACGAGGTCCTGGCTCAGAGTCTGAGCACGGTGGGCAACGGGCCCCTGGTCATCGAGTCCACGGTCAACGCGCCGGGCGATGCGTTCCACCGCCTCATCGAGGGCGCACCCGAGAACGGCTGGACCGTGTTCACCTACTGGTGGCACGAGCACGGACCCTACCGAGACGACGACCTGCCAGACGGGTGGGCCCGCACCGAGGAGGAGGACGAGCTCTCCGAGCGCTACGGCCTGGACGATGCGCAGCTCTGGTGGCGCCGCCAGCAGGTCGCCACGCTCGGTCTGGGTAAGTTCCGCAGGGAGTACCCGGGCTGCCTGGCAGACGCGTTTCTCAGTCGCGACTCGACCTACTTCGTGGCTGCCGACCTCGATGCCATCGAGCAGAGCTGGTTCGACGGCCCAGCGCGAGAGCTGGCTGCGCCCGAGGAGGACAGCCACTACGTCATGGGTGTCGACGTGGGTGGAGGCGTCGGCGGCGACTACTCGACCCTGGCTGTGGTCTCGCTCGCCAGCCTGCAGCCCGTCTACCTCGAGCGCTCCAACACCATGGCGCCGCACGACTGGGCGGCCCGCGTCGCCACCGTGGCCCAGCGCTACAACCAGGCCCTCGTGCTGTGCGAGTCGAACAACCACGGACACGTCGTGCTGCGGGAGCTGGACCGGCTGCGCTACCGCAAGGTCTGGGCCGACGGCGATGGCAAGCCCTGGACCACGACGGTCAAGAGCAAGCTGGAGGCCTACGACATCCTGCGGGAGCACATCCAGTCGAGGATCATCTTCGCCCTCGACCAGACCACGCTGCTCGAGCTGCGCTCCCTCGAGGTGCGCAAGGTTACGCCCGAGGCTCCAGCCGGACTGCACGACGACATGGCCATGGCCCTCGCCCTCGCCTACCGCTGCGTCCGGTCGGCCCCTGCCAGCCAGCGCCGAGAGTCCTCGGCTGGGGCGATGGAGTCGTTCATCGCCGCCCGCCGTGTCGCCCGCATCCGCAAGTCTGCCCTGCCCTGGAGGACCTCGTGATCAACGCCAGTACCGCCCGCTCCATCTACGAGGCGCACGAGCGCTACTGGACCGACCTGCGCCCCGAGATGCGCAGGCTGCGCAACGCGTACCTGATGCGCTACTGGCGGCGGAACCCCGCCTACGACGAAGCTCTGCTCATCGAGACGAGCCGCGCCTACGAGCTGGTCGAGTCCTACATTGCCAGCCTCTTCGTCCGCGACCCGGCTGTGGTGGTGGCTCCCGACCTGCGTGGGCACGGCGACCCCGAGCTCACCCAGGAGGTGGCGAACAACTGGCTGACCTCCACGCGCCGCCAGGTCGAAGACGCCATGCGGCTGGCGCTCATCTACCCGTGGGCGGCGCTGAAGCTGACCGCCAGCGACGCGCCCGATGTGCTGCAGCGGGTGGACGCCACGCCCATCTGCCCGTGGGACGTGCTGGTCGACGACACCGCCTCGAGCTGGGCGACCCAGCGCTACATCGGCCACCGCTACTACCTGCCCATCGCCGCCGCGAAGGCCAAGTACGGGAACAAGCAGTACTCGCTGCGGACCTTCGACCGCTACCTCGACACGCAGGACGCGGACAACACCCCCGCCTACCGCCGGGCCAACGAGCCAGTCGAGCAGACCACCGACGACTACATCCTCGTGGTGGAGTTCTACGACCTCGTGCAGGAGAAGCTGTTCGTCTGGTCGCCCGACTACTCGAGCGGCAACAAGATGCTGTACGACGGCATCAAGCTCGAGGTCGGCGCGACGGACGGCGACGATGACGCAGAGCCGACGCCGGAGAAGTTCGACGGCATCCCGTTCCGCACGAGCAGCGACAGGCCCGTCGTTCCCATCGTCCCGATCTACATGAGTCGCGAGCCCGACGAGCCGCTGCGTGGGTACTCGGCCCTGCGCCGTGTCTACGACCAGGTTGTCGAGATCAACACCATGCGCACGTTCCAGGCCAACGGGGTGCGCAAGGCGGCCCGGCAGTGGATGTGCGAGAAGGGGGTGCTCGACCCCGAGAGCATGGCGAAGATCGCGCAGGGCCAAGACGGCGAGTTCATCGAGGTCGAGCTGTCGCCGGGCCAGGACCTGCGCTCGGCCATCGTGCCGGTGCCGCACAGCCCGACGCCGCCCGAGCTCGAGGTCTACGAGCAGCAGGTCGAGAGCGACTTCTCTCGCGGCTCGGTGATGGCCCCCTTCACGCGGGGCCAGGCCACCAAGGCAACCGCCACCGAGGTCACCGCGCTCGCCGCCTACAGCGCCAGCGAGATCGGCCGGCAGGCCCGGGAGCGCGACGCCGCGATCGCCCAGATGGCCCAGACCTACGTCGTGATGTTGGCCACACTGATGGATGACGGCGACGTCATCGTCCGTCTGGGCGGCAAAGCTCGTGTGGTGCGAGGCAGCGACCTCACCGCGGACTTCCGGTTCTTCGCCCAGGACAGCGGCTCGACCCCGATGTCGGACGCGGTGAAGAAGCAGGAGCTGCAAGCCCTGGTGCCGCTGCTCACCCAGCTCGGTGTGCCGCCCGAGAAGATCCTGAAGGCGCTGGTGCGCAGCTACGACCTCCCCGAAGACTTCCTACCCGAGCAGGCAGCGCCGGCCGCAGGTGCTCTGGCCCAGGCGCCGGGCCTGCCGTCTGCCCCCGACCAGGCCGCGGCCAGTCTGCTGCAGGGCCCGAGCCCAGCCAACGTCGCCAACGTCCTGCCCGCTGGAGGGGTGGTCTGATGCCCATCTACGAGTACCGCTGCGCGGAGGGCCACCGGTCGGAGAAGCTGCGCAAGTTCGAGAACCGCAAGGACGCAGCAGCCTGCGCGAGGTGCGGGGCACCTGCATCCCTCGCGGTAGCGGCGCCAGCAAAGACGGCCTGGGCCTGGGGCGACACGCCGTGGAGCGGCTTCCATGACCGCGGGCTCAACGTCACCTTGCGCGACGCCAACCATCGCCGAGAGGTGATGCGCCAGCGCGGGCTGCGCGAAGTCGAGGAGGGCGAGGTCGAGCGGGAGATCTCCCGTGCCACCGCGGAGAAGGACAACCACGAGGCGCAAGTCGCCAAGTTCCAGCGCGTGCTGGCTGACACTGGGTCGACGGCCAAGGCGATGATCGAGACGTTCCCCACCCCCGATGCCTGAGGAGGCACCCATGAACGACATGTCGATGCAGATCGAGGACGAGTACGCCGGCAAGGCCGGCGAGATGCAGGACGAAGCCGACGCGATGCTCGAGCTGCCCAAGGGCAAGTTCTCCGCCTCGGCGCTCAACGGCCTGGTCAAAGCCTTCAACTCGGCGCTGTCGAGCGCGGGGATGGAGGGCGACTACCCGACCTTCACCTCCGACCAGACCGTGTTCCCGGTCGACTTCGTGCGCGGGCTGGCGATGCTGTCCGACGCCGCCGCTGAGAGCGGGTCCGGCATCGAGATCACCCTGGCCGGTGTGGTCAGCGACCGCGACGTGGCGCTGCTCGCCAGCAAGGTTGCGGCCCTCGCCAAGAGCGCGGAGTTCAAGGCCATGATGGCCGAGGGCGACGGCGAGACCGAGGTCGAGGTCGAGGTGAAGACGTCCCCCGAAGACCTGATGATGGAGCGTGCCTGATGTCCCTGCTCACGACGACTGCACCCGGTAGCGCTGGCCTGTCCCACGGCGGGCAGCCTGCTTCCCCGGACACGGCAGCCGCGGCTCCTGTCGGCGAGGCGGCCGCCGCCGCCCCGGCCGACGCCGGCAAGCGGAACCCCGAACCCGGCAACAAGTACAAGGCCGAGGTCAACGCCCTCCTCGACGCCTACGAGAAGAAGCAGGCGAGCAAGGCGAAGGAGGCCGCATCCGCACCCGAGCCCGAGCCCGCTGGACTCAACGAAGGCGAGTCCTGGGACTCGGTCTACTCGGCGCAGCCGCCCGAGGTGCAGAGGGCGATGGCCGAGCTGCGCAAGATGGTGACGCGCAAGACGCAGGAGCTGGCCCGGGAGAAGCAGGCACTGCAGGCCCAGCACCAAGCCCTGGCGAGCAGCGGGCTGCTGGAGTCCCTCGCCCAGCAGGCGGGCAAGATGCCGCAGGACTTCGACCCGTTCAACGCTGAGCACATCCAGGCGGCCATCGACGCCAAGGTCGCAGCCAAGCTCAAGGAGGTGCTCGAGCCGCTGGGCACGCAGCAACGGCAACGCGAGGCGGCGACCCGCTACGAGACCTTCAAGGCGGAGAACCCGGACCTCGTCGCCGATCCCGAGATCAAGTCCGGCGTCTTCGCTGCGCTGCAGGCCGACAAGAACCTGAGCCTGGAGGCCGCCTACTGGATGGTCAAGGGCAAGCGCTTGTCCGCCCAGCAGTCGCAGCAGCAGCAGCAAGCTGAGGTCCGCCGGCGCGCCATGCAGCGGGCTGCCGTCATCGGAGACCGTGGCGCCAAGCCGGGCCGAGAGGTCGTCTCGGCTGACGTCCGGAGCGGCAACGCGTGGGACATCTACCAGGCGTTGAAGAAGTCGAAGG